GGGCCCGCGGGCCCCCGCGGGCCGGCGGGGCGCACCGGGGGAGCCGGGCCCCCGGGGCGCGCGGGGCCCGGCCGGGCCGCAGGGCGCACAGGGCCTGCAGGGGCCGCAGGGTGTCCAGGGGCCGAAGGGCGACAGGGGCGACCCGGGCCTGGTGGTGACCACAGGCACGGCGGCGCTCACTGCGGGCAGCTCCAGCCTGGCCACCGGCACAGTCTACTTCCAGTACGAGTGAGGACGACGCGATGGACGGATACATCAGCGTAAACGGCAAGGCCCGGAGAATCAAGGCGGTCTGGGTCGGCGTGAACGGCAAGGCCCGGAGGGCGACGCGCGCCTGGGTCGGTGTGGCCGGAAAGGCGCGGCCCTGGTTTCGCACGGCGCTGGAGCCCGGATACACCATCCGCGCACGCATCAGCGGCTATTCGGACCCGGACCTCTTTGGCGTACTGCGTCTCGGGACAGAGATGATCCTGCTCAATCCGGCACCCTCGCCGGCCGCGCCAGTCCCCGAGGTGTATTCAGAGTTCGCCCGGACTGTGCCGCAGGGGTCGTCTGTTGCCGTTGGCTTCCTGGACCTGAGCCCCTATGGGCCGACCGATTTATATGTGTACATGGACGGGCAGAGTATGCCGACAGAGAGCAAGCCCACCGAAACGCCTGAGGGCACGATGTATATGTCCCTGACGCTGCCGTTGGGGAGAGATGTGGACATGGATTTCGTCTTTACCAGCACCGGCGGCTCGATGCCGATGAACACCATGACCGTCAACATGACATCTGCCGGCTGAGGGGGGGTGCAGGTATGTACATCAACGCGGATATCATCATCGAGGCTGCGGCGCTGCTGGGGGCGCTGGGGGTGCTGGGCGGGGCGGTCTGGTCCATTTTCAGGATCTATGCCACGGACCGGCGGCAGGCGGAGATCAACCGGGCGCAGCAGGAGGAGCTGACCATCATCTGCTACGGCCTGCGCGGCGCGCTCCAGGGGCTCATCGAGCAGGGGTGCGACGGGCCCTGCAAGGACGCGCTCCAAATGCTGGACAGGCACCTCAACCAAAAGGCCCATCGGGAGGAATAAAAAGCCGCCCCCCGGCGGGAGCGGCGGCGGAAATTGACAAAATGCGGTGCACTGCGGTATAATGGACGCGCCACCCCCGGACGGGGGCGGCCGGAAGGGCACTGTTACATAGAGGCGGTCAGCCCACATCCCCTGCGATTTTCATCGAAGGGAGGTGGCGCTGATGTGGAGGTTTCCACGCAACGCACTGCGGTTTCTGGTATGTCTGGCCTTTGTGCTGTACATCCTGGCCATAAAAGTGTGTTAGCCGCCCGGTGGCACCCGAGCGGCTAACGTTCTGTTGGTTCTGATTTCGGGCTGACCGCAGTAACAGCTGCCCTTTCGTCAATTATACGGCTGCGCTCCGGCTTTGTCAATGACAAAAGCGCGGGGCGTTTTTGCGTCTCAAAAAGAGAGGATGATTTTATGTACATTCCGGAAAACACTGCCTCGGACAGTGTGGTCTAAGGAGGGCGGCATATGGAGAGCATCATCGTGGCGGCCCTGGCGCTGGTGGGGACGCTGGCCGGTACATACTTTGCAAACCGGAAGTCCAGCGCGCTGATCGCCTACCGGTTGGAGGAACTGGAGCGCAAGGTTCAGGCCCACAATAACCTGGTGGAACGGATGTACCAGGTGGAGGAACGGACGGAATTGCAGGAAGAGAAAATCAAGGTCGCGAATCATCGGATTCAAGACCTGGAAAACAGAATGGAGTGATTTTCATGAAAACGAAACTGAAAGCCAGGAACTGGTGGCGTGCCGCGGGCGTCCGCGCCGTGAAGACCATGGCCCAGACCGCGGTGGCGCTGATCCCGGCTGCGGCGACGATTGCTGCGGTGGACTGGAAGACCATCGCGGGGACTGCCGCCCTGGCGGGCGTGGTGTCGATCCTGACGTCCCTCGCGGGCCTCCCGGAGGTGACGGAGGAATGATCTGTACAATTCCCAAATCAAAAATCCGCAGGATTGCTGTCTACGTCAACACCGGCAAAAAGACGATGGCCCAGATCAAGCGGGAGCTGGGCTGTCAGTACATCCTCAACGGCGGCTTATTCGACATGGCGAAATTCGCGGCCATCAACCACCTGACCGTAGACACGCAAGTGCTCTCGGCCAACGGAAACCCCTTTGGCTACGGCATCCAGGACGGGGCGCTGGTGTTCAGCTACGGCAACAACGTCAAGGCGCCGACCTTCCTGGGTGCCTGCCCGGTGCTGGTCCGGGACGGAAGGGCCACCGGTGATGCGGCCCCGGCGGGGCTGGACGGGTACCGGGCGCGCTCCTGCGTGGGCGTGACAAAGACGGGCGATGTGGTGCTGCTGTGCGACCAGACGGCCCGCAGCCTCAATGGCATGGCCGGAGAGCTGCTTCAGGCCGGGTGTGACACGGCCATCAATCTTGATGGCGGCGGCTCCAGCCAGTGCGACTTTGACGGTAAGGTGCTGACCGGCAGCCGTGTGGTCCATAATTTCCTGTGCATCTGGACCGGGGATGCGCCGGCGGAAAAGCCCGCCAGCACCAAGAAGGTCCTGCTCATCGCCGGCCATGGGGCGGGCGACCCCGGCGCCACCGCCGCCATCGGCGGAAAGGCATACCGGGAGGCAGACGAGGCGCGGAAGGTCGTGAGCGCACTCCAGAAACGCCTGGGCGGCGTCTGCGTGGCTTACCCGTCGGACCGGGATGCATACCAGGATTACAAAAAAGGAACGCTGCGGGGCGTGGCGCAGTTCCCGGACTATGATTTTGTGCTGGAGGTGCACTTCAACGCATTCAAGGCCGGCGCGGCGGACGGGAAAACCAAGGGCGTGGAGGTGTACGTGCCGAAGGGCGGCGACAAGGCTGTTGCGGACCGGCTGTGCCGGGCCGTGTCCGCCTGCGGGCTGACGAATCGGGGCGTGAAGGAATCCAGCCTGGCGGTGATCCGCACGGCGCAGGATGTTGGTGTTCCGTCGTGCCTGCTGGAGGTGTGCTTCCTGGACGACCCGGACGATATGGCAGTCTATGCTGCGAGGTTTGACGCCATTGTCGAGGCGATTGCCGGCGTGTTTGGTGCGGTGGAAAAACCGGAGCCAGTCCCGGACGAGGCCGCGCTGGCCCGCGATTGGGTCATGCAGCAGGGCATCTCCGATGGCTCCAGCCCCGACCGGGCGGCTGCGCGCTCCGAGGTCTGGCGGATGCTCTACAGGTTGCAGAACATGCGCTGACAACAACCGAAATACGAAACGGCCCGCCATTCCGGCGGGCCGTTCATTGGTTGATCTCCGGATTGTCTGTGCGGCCCAGGAGATAGTCTACGGAGCAGTCCAGGTAGTCGGCAATGCGGGCGAGTGAAAAAGAAGATAACCCCTTCTTATCAGAAGCCTGACTGATAGCATTTATACTTAACCCGCATACCGCAAGCATATCGCGGATTAAGATATTTCGCTCTTTGGCTCGTTGTTTGATACGATCTGACAATAATCTGGAAGTATACATTTCTAATCCTCTAAAATAATCAAGAAATTTTGTGAAAAATTATTGACAATCACAAAATTTTGTGATACAATATAACCAAGTTAAGGGACGCCTTAACAATACCACAAAAAGGAGGTTAAAGCAATGAGCAGGAAAAAGAAAAGCGGCAATCAGGACAAGGCCCTCAAAACCATCATCCTGATTACCGCAATCCTGAACTTCATCAAAGCGCTGATTGAACTAATCAGCCGCCTGATGGAGTAGGGGGGAGGGACTACGGCCCCTTCCCTTAGAGGATACCTTTTTCCTGGCTCATTGTCAAGGGGCAGGGGTGGAATTATTCGTCGGATTCGTCAGAGTGCCAGTTTTTCAGGATTAGTGCAATGATAGACAAGCACAGCAGAACCTGTATTGCGTCAAACACCAGACTGGCAATTCTCAAGGATTTTTTCATGATTCCACCCCCTCCCCGCCACGGTTCACCTCCGGCACGTCCGTCCGGCCTAAGAGGTAGTCTACGGAGCAGTCTAGGTAGTCGGCAATGCGGGCGAGATTGATAGCCGTTATATTCTGGCCCTTTGCTAAATGGGATATTAAATTGATTCCAAGTTCTAAATCTTCAAGCATTTTTTTTAGTGCTACTTTTTGTGCTTTAGCTTGGAATTTTATTCGGTCAGACATTTGTTGGTTATTATACACAATTTCCGCACCTCCTACTTTGTGCAAAATATAAAATCACTGAAAACGGTGATAAATATATTGACATTCACTGTATAAAGTGATATACTATAACCAAGTTAAGGGAACACCTTAACAATATCATAAAAAGGAGGTCAAAGCAATGAGCGGGAAAAAGAAAAGCGGTCACAAGAAGCAACTCCCCACAGAGTACATACTTCTTGCAACCGCAATCCTAAATCTCATTGAAGTCTTGTGGGAAACCATCAAGCGCTTCATCGAGTGAGGGAGGGGCTACGGCCCCTTCCCTTAGAGGATACCTTTTTCCTGGCTCATTGTCAAGATAAAAAATTATGACAAAGGAGGCTTTGCCATGGAGGGATTTCAATTGGCGCTGAATGTTGTGGAACTCGTTTTCTATTCGGCGGTTATCGTCTGTCTCGTCAGGCGGTGGCGCGAATGAATGTGGGCGCGAACATTCGCCGGATTCGGGAGGAAAAAGGCATTGTGCAGGCACGACTGGCAGAGCAGGCGCAGGTCTCACAGTCGATGCTTTGCCAGATTGAACGGGGAACCAAGCTTCCCTCTCTGCCGCTGGGCGCAGAGTTGGCCCGCCTGCTGGGTTGTGAACTGCAAGAATTGCTGCAATAGTTTGCCGGCAAAACAGGCCCCCTCCAAAGCGAGGGGCCTGTTCGCAGGCTCAGATTGTACAGGATTGCGGCAGATTCTCCGCCAGAAGTTCCGATACAGGGACGTTCAGGGTCTGTGCCAGCTTTGAGAGCACCAGAAGCGAAGGATTTGCCGTGCCGTGTTCAATATCCCGCAAATAGGTAACGCTGATATCTGAATACAGGGCAAGGTACTCCTGGGACATTTTTCTCTGCTTTCGCAGTGATACAATCTTTCTACCAACTTCGTCCGGAATCGACATAAATCTCCCTCCTTTTTACTTCTTGTGGTAAAGGATAGGAAAAGTTTTCCGATTCGTCCAGACAGTATAGCTTCGGTTTTCATCGTGTGCACAAAAAACCTGGGTACAGGGCCAGGATTTCTGGCAATCGAGGCGCTCGCCCCCCTGATTGGGGGGCAGACAGCGCAATGTGCTTATAAGAAAATGGCGGAAAGCGGGACATCTAACGTAGCGGCCAATCGGTCAAGAATCAGCGCTGAGGGATTTGCTGTGCCATGCTCGATCTGACGCAGGTAATAGACGCTGATGTCGGAGTATAGCGCCAGATATTCCTGTGTTATGTCTTTTTGCTTCCGCAGGGAGACAACATTCTGACCAATCCTTGTTAATACGTACATGGGGTTCCTTCTTTCTCGCATGCCAGCGATATGTTCGTAACCTAAACCGTTCAAGCCAGCTTTAAGAGAAAAGGGGAGTCTTAAAATCATTGAAAACGCTTGAAAAATCGATGTTAGTCGCTTTCACATATGGAAAGAAGTCGCTTGACGTGCGAAGGGTCAGCGGTTCGAGTCCGTTATCGTCCACCAGTGAAAAGCCCTGGAATCTCAATGGTTCCGGGGCTTTTGGTGTTCTTGGCCCTCCTTGTGCTACACGTCATGCGTTAGTAACGCTCAGGCTTCTACTGCGCGGAGCAATTCCTCGACGTCGGTATGGACGTAGATGCTTGCAGTCGTGCTGTAATCGGCATGGCCCAGGATTTTTTGCAGAATCTCGGGCGGCATGCCGGCTTTCCTGGCGCGGCTGGCATAGGTATGACGCGTGGCGTGGGGTGTTTTCCGCACGATGCCCAGCTGATCCAGCAGCGGATAATAGTCTCGCTTCCGAAAGTTATTCGGAACATGCTGCCCGGTATAGCCTGACAACAGCTGCGCGCCCTCGGCCTGTTCAGCGAAATACTGAAAATATCTTCGGCCCTCGGGACAGATGGGGATTACCCGGTTGCGGCCGGCTTCGGTTTTCTCGCCGCCTACAACGTAGCGTCCGTGGTAATCGTCCAGGGTGAGCGCGAACAGCTCGCCGATGCGCATACCGGTATAGATCAGCATGAGGATAATTTTTGCCGTTTCGCTGCCATTCTGCTCCAGGCGCTGGATGTCGGTGTCGGAGAAAATTTCCTTTTCCTGCTTCACCTGCTCAGGCAGGCGCACGAACGAGGCAAAATTCGTGGTCAGCAGCTCCTCGCGGATAGCCCATTTGGACATTTGCGTGATGAGCTGCTTGTACTTGGACACGGTGGAATGCTTCTTTCCCATATGCGGCTCCAGGGCCTCCTGAAAATCTGCGGTGCGGAGATCCCGGAACTTCTTTTTATGTAGTCCGGAAAAAATCTTGTAGGAAATATCGTACTGCGACCGTCCGGAAGCGGTCAGGGTTTGATAATGCTCTGTTTTCCAGGCATCGAACACCTCCTCAAAGGTCATGTTGTAGCGCTCGGATATCTCTCGCCCGGCCAGGCGGTTTAGGACTTCCAATGCGGCGGTTTTTGTCTCGTAATACCCCAGGACTGTCCGGTTCCGTGCCGCGACCCACGGCCGTCGCCGGCGGCCCTGAAGCTTGTAGACGGTGCCGGTGCCGTTGGCCCGTTTGAGGGCCTTGCGCGGCTCCCTGGTCTGCTTCTTGCCGCAGAAGGGGCAAAATATGCCCCCTGCCGGGATTTCTGCCCGGCATTTGATGCAATTCACTTGATTTTCCTCCCATTGTGGAATATAATGAGAGGGCAGATTCCCGTCAAAGTTTCTGCCCGCATGACCGTCCTCGGTGTTGGTAGCACCGGGGGCGGTTTTTATTGTGCTTTCTCCAGCGCCGTGATGCGCTGGGACATGGAGCGGACCAGGTCCTTCAACAGGGCCATATCGCCCTCCAGAGCCTCTACGCGGTCTTTGGGGGCCAGCGTATCCAGAAGCGTTTGCTGACCTTCCGCCAGCAGACGGAGCTGCGGCAGGACTACGTTTTCCTGTGTGATGGCCACGCGGGTCACGGTCTGGCGCAGGTCAGACAGGTCCTCCTGCATCTTTCCCTGCACATCTTCCATCTTGCCCAGTCTGACATTGATTTGCCCGAGCATTTCCAAAATCTTTTCTTCGTTGTTCATGATGATTCTCCTTTACGCAATATTCTGGAAATCTGACGCTGAGCAATATTCCACTTCTGCATTTCCGTCTGGGACGGTATAAAGCGTATAGGTCCAGGCATATTCCGAGAGGTCTGTTTCCTCATCGAATTTTTGGTAAACTGTATCGTCTCCAAACATTCGATATCTACCATACCAGTCTATTCCGGTGGCAAAGTAGATATCGCAAATACGCTCCGGTGCGGAGACTGTAGCTGTCTCACCAGCTCGGACAAAAAACGACAGAAGAGATTCGCTCGTTTCCACATCTACCAAAATCAAGTATGCACTCCGGTCCTCCGGCGCGGAGACCGTCAGGGAGGATTCGTAGGTAATCATTTTATTATTCAGGAGCCGTTCCTCGCGAATAATTACCTCGCCGCTAGATGGGCGCATAATGGGCCTCCCATAGGTTGACGGTTTCGTCGCTTCATCTAACGTTTTCCCCCAATCTATCTTGGATGCGCCGGATAGATTTTCTGAAACTTCAAAAGCCTCTTGCGACGGAGATATATCTTCTGTCCTTTTCTCATCGGTAGGTTCTTCTTCCTCCGGATGCAATAGTTTGTATTCTTCGTTGGAATGCGGCAGCTTGGACAAATCCGGATTGGTAACTTTTTTCGCCGCGTCTTGCGATAGAGTTACAGGCTCGTCTATCTCCGCCTGCTGTGTCGGCGGATTTGCTTCCTCATTTTTAGGAAACAGAAGTGGGGACAGAATTTGTCTGGCGAATGTTGAAAAAAGTACAACCCCGCTTACAACAAGGATAACTCTAATGTCTGTGGCAAAAGTGCTTCCTCGGAATTTTTCTTTCCATCTGGCCCACCGGCTAGGGCTGCTTTCTTGCGGTGAATCTCCATTCTGCGTTGGTTCTTCGCTCGGCGGATCATCCTTTGACGGTTCATAAGACCGTTGTCTCTTGGCCGACTGCCTGTTAGCGCGGAGATAACTGTCATATTCCGCACGTTTTACCGGGTCGTACAGAACTTCATAAGCTTCATTGAGAGCCTGTGTCTTTTCTTCCGCGACCTCTGGCGTTACGTTAAATGTATCCGGGTGAAAGAATTTTATCTGCTCCCGATACCGCTGGCGGATCTCCTCGGGAGAGGCTGTCTCTGGAACACCCAGGGTATCATAATAGGACTGCATATTCTCACATCCACATCAGAATAAATACTGCTCCACCGCCAGATTTCCATACGTGTACCAGCATACAGCCTTGCGCATGAAATCCTCGGTGACATCAAAATACTCCGCGAGGCTCCAAAGTTCTATATAGCCACTTTGCAGTGCTGCATCGTACTGCTCCCTTGGGACCAGGTGTTCAATCGCCCAGCAGTCGGCGCGGTTTTCGTGCTTCTGGCGGAGATCACAGGAGGCCCAGCGGTTGTAAAAGCTGCCTGTGAGGCAATGACCCAGCTCATGGGCCAGATGAACGGCGTGGCTGGAATCACAATCCAGAATATCCAGGTCCAGACCGATAAAACAACGCAAATCATCTGCCTGAATACATAAGGAACCGGTTTCTGGAATGCACGCCGGCAAAACCGGGATACTCTCGCGCTGTGCCAATTGGTACAGTTCAACAGTATTCATGTCACCTATCCCTTCCTTTTCTTCTCAGCCTCCTCCCGCAGTTTGACCATTTGGGCGAAGCGCTTGACCTCTTCGTACATGGCGTCCGTGATTTCTCCGTCACCGCCAAACAATGCAAACTTAATATCTTCGTCGTCAATCTGGCGCGCACTGTCTCTGGTGCGTGCTTTTTCGGTCTTGAATGGATCCTCGTCAAAAGAATCGCTTTTATCTATTACGGTCCATCCGTCCCAATCCTGCCCCATCATTTCATAAACGGTGGTGCCTAACGCCAGCGCAATTCTCCCAAGCTGTTCAAGCCGGGGCTGCCGCTGATTTTTTTCATACCGCATGATGGTGACGCCAGTAATGCCGAGCTTTTTACCCAGCTGCTCCTGTGTCAATCCGGCGGATTCCCGGGCCACCTTGATTCGCTCACCCCAAGTTTCCAAGTGAATCACCTCGCTTATATCATACCACAGCGAGAAACAAAAAACAACCATTTTGGAAAATCTTTTTAATATGCATCTTGACAAACAACCGGATTGGTTGTATACTGCGAGATGAAAACAACCAAATTGGTTGCGCCGAAAGGAGGTACCCATGAAAGTAGACAACAGGAAACTGGATTTGCTGCTTGCGCGTCAACAGAAATCTTTGCGGGAACTGAGGTGTGATGGGGTTTCGCCTCAGACATTGACCCGTATTCGCAGAGGCGAAGATGTCAAACCCAAAACGCTTGGCGCGGTTGCGGCGGTTCTGAATGTGAGTCCTGAGGACATTTTAGCCGAATAGGCGCGGGCCTGTAATACCCGGAACCGGACCGGCTGGTGGAACAGGAACAGGATAGCACACAAGCTGTCCAATAAATAGGACAGAGAATTAAACTTTTCAAGAAAGGAGCGATTTTTGTGCAGATTGAAACCTTGACAGCGGCGGAGGCGACGGAAGTCCTCCGGGGGCTTGGCGTGAAGATCACGCCGGTGGTGCTGCGGGACGGACTGCTGGACCGGCGGTATCCCTTTGGCGAGTGCTTCCAGACGGGGAGCGGTTCGGTCAAATGCACCATCTACAAACGGCTGCTGGACGCCTGGATCTCGGAGCGGGCGACCGGCCTGCCGGATGTGTGCTGAGGAGGACATGAAAATGACGACAAAGGAACTTTTGGAGGCGTATTTGGAGCAGGAGCGGGTGACGCTGCTGGAGGAATTACTGGAGGTGATCCGGTGAGCAGGGACGATCAGCTGGAGCGCAAGCTGTTCCGCATGGTCAACGCGCACAGCGACGCGGTGAAGGCCGCGGAGCTGGATATGACGGTGCAGGACTACCGGCGCATGATGCGGCGGGCGGAATGGGAGCGCCGGCGGCGCTTGGAGGTCTGCCAGGGGGCGGCGGCGGTGCTGTTCTTCGGCAGCGGGCTGTGCGCGGCGTTCGGCGCGTGGTGCTTCTGGTGCGGCGCGGGCGTCCTCCCGGTGCTGGGCGCGATGGGCGCGGCGGCGGTGGCCGCGGCAGTGGGGTTCTGGTGCGACGGGTGGAGCCGAGAATGAACGGATTGGATGAGCTGTACTGCGACATCTGCGAGGCGGAGGACTACTTCCGCGAGGCGGTCCTGGAGGCCAGCGCCATCATTGAGGAATCCGAGCCGGAGCTGGCTGGAGCGCTGACCGAGCAGAAGTCCCATTTCCAGACTGCGCTGGCGGCTATGTGGATTGTGAAGACCTGTTGCATGAAAAAAATGCGCCGCCCCGGGTGCGGCAACACCTGAGACGGCAAAGACAATCAAATACACCCCTATTATGGGGCAAAAAAGGAGATTTGTCTGGATGGCAGTAAAAATCACGCAATTTGAGGCCGAGAACGTCAAGCGCATCAAGGCCCTCCACCTCACCCCCGCCCAAAACGGCCTCACCATCATCGGCGGGAACAACAACCAGGGCAAGACCTCTGGCCTGGATGCCATCATGTGGGCCCTAGGCGGGGAACACTATCGACCTGCCGCTGCCCAGCGGGACGGTTCCGTCCTGCCGCCCCGGATGCGCTTGGAATTGTCCAACGGTATCATCGTGGAGCGCACCGGGAAAAACAGCACCCTAAAAGTAACCGATGCCTCCGGGAAAAAGGCGGGACAGGCCCTGCTGGACTCCTTCGTGGAACAGCTGGCCCTGGATATGCCAAAGTTCATGCAGGCGTCTAGTAAGGAAAAAGCCTCCACCCTCCTGCGCGTCATCGGCCTGGAGGCGGACGTGACAACCCTGGAACGCACAGAGAAGGACCTATATAACCAGCGTCGAGCCATCGGCCAGATCGCGGACCAGAAGGAAAAATACGCCAAGGAGCTGCCAGACTATCCCGGCCTCCCTTCGGAGCTGATCTCCGCCTATGACCTCATCCAGGCGCAGCAGGACATCCTGGCCCGGAACGGGGAGAACCAGCGCAAGCGAGAGAAGGCGGCCCTGCTGAATGCCCAGCGGGACCGTCTTGGGAAAGAGCTGGCCTTGCTGGAGGAGCAGTATAAGACCGTCTGCCAGGATTGCGACATCGCCCAAAAATCCGCCTTGGACCTGGTGGACGAGTCCACGGAAGAGCTGGAAGCCAGTATCCGGGAGATCGACGAGCAAAACGCCAAAATCCGCGTCAATCTGGATAAGGCCCGAGCGGAGCAGGAAGCCAAAGACTACCGGGACCAATACGACGGTCTCACCGCCCTGCTGGAAGCGGCACGCAAGGAAAAGTCGGATCTGCTGGGCGCCGCCCAGCTTCCCCTTCCCGGCCTCTCAGTGGAGGAGGGAGAGCTGACCTACCAGGGCAAGCCCTGGGACTGTATGAGCGGCAGTGACCAACTAAAAGTTTCCACGGCCATCGTCCGGGCGCTGAAGCCAGAGTGCGGCTTTGTCCTCTTGGATAAGTTGGAGCAGATGGACCTGGACACCCTCCGGGACTTCGGAGCCTGGATGGAGGCGGAGGGTCTGCAAGGCATCGCCACCCGCGTCTCTACCGGCGGGGAATGCTCCATCATCATTGAGGACGGCCACATCAAGGGGGAGGCGGCTCCGCCAGCGGACCCCGCCCCCACAACATGGAAAGCAGGTGAATTTTAATGAAGATTACGCGCGGGAAAATCCCGGGGGCGAAAAAGTGTGTCCTCTATGGGCCGGAAGGGATTGGAAAGAGCACCCTTGCCGCCCAATTCCCCGCCCCGCTGTTTATCGACACGGAGAACGGCACAAAGGAATTGGATGTCGCCCGTTTCGATAAGCCTACCTCCTGGGAAATGCTTTTGCAGGAAGTGCGATATGTGCTTAACAGCCCGGATATCTGCAAAACGCTGGTGGTCGATACTGCCGACTGGGCAGAAAAGCTCTGTATCAAGGCGATTTGCGACCAACACCAGAAAAGGGGCATCGAGTCATTCGATTACGGGAAAGGGTATACGTTCGTTTATGAGGGCTTTGGGGAGCTGCTGAATCTATTGGCAGATGTTACGGAGCGCGGCATTCATGTGGTACTTACCGCCCATGCCGCAACCAAGCGGCGGGAGCAGCCGGATGAGTTTGGCACCTATGACTGTTGGGGGCTGAAGCTGATCGACAGCCCGAAGTGCAGCATTGCCAACATGGTGAAGGAATGGGCGGACGTTCTGCTCTTTGCCAACTACAAGACGCTGGTGGTAGCGGTAGACGACAAAGGGAAAAAGCATAAGGCCCAGGGCGGAAGCCGAGTGATGTATACCTCCCATCACCCCTGCTGGGACGCCAAGAACCGCCTGGGGATGCCGGAGGAGCTGCCTTTGGAATGGGGAGCCCTGGCAAGGTACATCGAAGCCCCAAACGCCCCCAACCCGCCGCCTCCCGCACCGACACCTCCTGCCCCGCCTACGCCCCCGCCTGCCTCTGTGCCGACAGATGTACCTACTGCGGCTCCCAGCTCTACGGCAGCGGCTGATCCGCAGCCGTCTGCACCGCAGCCTCCGGCCCAGGAATCTCCCGCCCCGTCTCCGGCTCAGCCCCCGGAGCGGCCGGACAATCAAGCTGCCTTGGCAGCACTCCGGGACCTGATGAAGGCCAACGGTGTTGAGGACTTCCAGGTCCAAGCCGCCTTCGCTGCCCGTGGCTACTTTCCCGAAGAGACCCCGCTGGAAAACCTGCCGGCCGACTTTATCAATGGGGTCCTGGTCGGCGCGTGGAAGCAGGTCTACGGTTGGATTCAGGCCAATCAGCCCTTACCGTTTTAAGCTAGAAAGGAGCGTGCATCTATGAGTGAATATACCACCGAACGTGAATTTGGTTGGGACGACGAGATACAAAATGACGGCAATCCGTTTCAAGTCCTCCCGGAGGGTGACTATACCTTCTATGTGGAAAAGTTCGAGCGGGCGCGGCAGAACGCTACGGATAAAATGCCCGCCTGCAACAAGGCAGTGCTGACCCTCAGTCTGTCCAACGCCGAGGCCAAAGGGACCCTCAAAACGAACCTGTTCCTTCACAGCAGATATGAGTGGAAGCTGTGCCAATTCTTCAAGGCCATCGGCCAGCGTCAGCATGGCGAAGCCATGCGGATGAATTGGAATGCCGTCCCCGGCGCCAGCGGCACCTGCCGGGTGGAAACGCGCCCGTGGAAGGATCGCAGTGGCAAAGAGCGGGAAGGCAACGAGATCGCAGAATTTTACGACCCCCAGGAGCGTCCGGTGCAGCCGCCGGAGCCCCCCACGCCTGGGGCATCCAGCGCACCGGGGGGCTACACCCCCGGCCAGTTCTGAATGGAGCTGCGGCCCTATCAGCAGGAGGCCCGCGCCGCCGTGAAAAGCGACTGGGCCTCCGGTTTTCTCAAAACATTGTTGGTTTTGCCTACCGGCTGCGGCAAAACCATCGTGTTCAGCAAAATTATAGAGGACATGGTTCGCACAGGCAGCCGCTGCCTGATCCTGGCCCACCGGGGGGAGCTGCTGGACCAGGCGGCAGAGAAGCTGCAAAAGGTCTCCGGCCTCCGGTGCGCGGTGGAAAAGGCGGAGGAGACGTGCCTGGGCAGCTGGTACCGCGTGGCGGTCGGCTCAGTGCAGAGCCTCCAGCGGGAGAAGCGGCTCGCCCGGTTCCCGCCGGACTATTTCGGCGTCATCGTCGTGGACGAGGCACACCACGTCCTCTCCGATGGCTACCAGCGGGTGCTGGACCACTTCCCCCGCGCCAAAGTGCTGGGCGTGACGGCCACGCCGGATCGGGGGGATATGCGGAACCTGGGCCAATACTTCCAGCACCTGGCCTATGAGTATACGCTCCCCCGGGCCATCCGGGACGGCTTCCTCTGCCCCATCCGGGCGGTCACCATCCCGCTCCGGCTGGACCTCACCGGCGTGGGCGTCCAGGCCGGGGACTTCAAGACCGCCGACATCGACACCGCTTTGGGCCCGTACCTCCAGCAGATCGCGCAGGAGATGCAGAATTACTGCCGGGGACGGAAAACGGTGGTGTTCCTGCCCCTGGTGCGTACCTCCCAAAAGTTCCGGGACATCCTGGAGGCCCAGGGCTTCCGCGCGGCGGAGGTCAACGGCGCAAGCCAGGACCGGGCGGAGGTCCTCCGGGACTTCGATTCGGGCCGGTACAACGTGCTGTGCAACTCCATGCTGCTGACCGAGGGGTGGGACTGTCCCGGGGTGGACTGCATCGTGGTCCT